CTGTATAAGTAGCCAGTATTATTCCACAGCGTTTCAGGATCGCCTACCCCTGATTTGAGATTTCTCCTGTGGCATGGCGCAGCAGCCCCTCTAGCGCGGCCTTCACCGTTTGTCGGCGGACCTCGTCACGGTTGCCGGGAAAGTACTGCACCTCGCTGAACACCTGCTCACCAACGCCCCAAGCCAGCCACACGGTGCCCACCGGCTTGCTCGGCGAACCGCCATCCGGCCCCGCCACACCGCTGACCGCCACGGCAAAACGCGCCCGGCTTTTCTCCTGCGCGCCTCGGACCATGGCCTCGACCACCTCGCGACTGACCGCCCCCACCGTCGAAAACAACTCGACCGGGACATTCAATTGCTCGGTTTTCTGGCGATTGGAATAGGTGACATAACCGGCCTCGAACCATGCCGAACTCCCCGGAACCCGGGTGATCGCCTCGCTGATCCCGCCGCCGGTGCAGGACTCTGCGGCGGTGACGTGGGCATTGAGAACCTGCAAGCGCCTGCCAAGTTCAGCGGCCAGTTGGGTGATTTCTTTCACGGTCATCTCCTGAGCAAGCGGAATGAGAACTACCGTACACGAGCCGATAACGCTTGCAAGGCGCAGGATCAATCAAAATGTTAGCGAGCGAGGGCTCTGATATAAGCCTGACAGGCCTGCAAGGCAATCAGTCCGCGGTCCCCGGCGTCGGTGATGGCGATAATTCGCTGAGCATGCGCAGGGTCAAGTCGGGCGCGCGCGATTCCATGATCCACGCTGCCGGCTCCGGAGGCGGTTGGCACTGCACAGACAGAGGCCGCGTCACGGGCATCGAGGAGGACTGACAGGCGCACATCAGCAGTGGCAAGACGATCGCGCAGGCGACCTTGATCACGTTGGGCATCGCTAAGCGCTCGGTAATGGGTTTGTTCGCTGGTCGAAAGACGCTGCTCCAGGGCCAGACGCTTGTCCTGCTCGGTCTGTTGCCGGGTTGCGGCGGCCAGTGTCAGCTGATTCAGTGCCTCTGCGTGCACTCTGGACTGTTCCGCCAGTTGCCGGCCATAACGCCAATCCTGAAAGCGCCAGGCCAGCGCCGCCGAGCTGCCGGCCAACACAGCCAGAAACACAACAACGCCAATGATGCGGTAAGGCACCGGGATCAAACCGAAGGCTGGCATAACACCGCCCTCGCCCGCGCCCAGAGTTGCAAGCGATCCTGCAAACCGTTCAGGCCGCCGTTGATACGGCGGGTGATGCTGTTGAACTGGTCGCGGTCGGCCAGTTCATTGAAGCCATTTTGCTCCCAGAACCACGCGGCTGACTCGGCGGCCCATTGCGGTTGTTCCAGTAGTTCCGGCAAAAACAGTAAACGATCATCACCGAAGAGCCCGAGACTGCATTGACGGTAGTTGTTGCGCCCGGTGATCTGAATCAAGCCTCGGCCACGGTACTTTTGACCGTCGCCGTCAGGCTCTGACGTATTCCCAAGGCGTGCAGCCAGTGCGCCAGTGTCGTACTTGCTCAAGTATTGAGCGCTGCCCAACTCACGTACGTACTGCAACTGCCCCGACTCGTGACCAACTTGCGCGAGAAAGGCAGCAATGCGTTTCGGGGTGTCGATGTTGTGGCGGGTCATGGCGGTGTTGAGTGCAGAAATGAAAACGCCCGCTTGTAAGCGGGCGTTGGGCATAACGATCTGTAGTTGTTTCTGCGTAACGGTCATATAGCTCCCCAAAAGGGTCGTCTCTGTACAGGCCCTGACCAGCGTCTGGTTCGTGTCAAAGATATCCATTCAGCCAAAGTGGCGCACTGGGTCGATGCTCGCTGAAAGGAAAGAATGATCCTTGCGGCCAATCCCGAAGTGCACGGCGATAGGCCTGCAATTCGGCGTATTGATCGGTGGTCAATGTCGTGCCGCCACCGTCCTCCAGTTCGTCCCTGTCGCGGGCAACCATGCTGTCCGTGGCCGATAACTGGTTATCACGCCAAAGGCGCTCGGCCTTCGCTGCGTCCTCCGGCATAAGTGGCGGTGTATCCACAAGAACGGGATAGCCATTATCGGCTCGCACCGAAATCATTTTCGGGGTGACAGCCAACTGTTGGAGTAACGAAACCCAATAAGCCTGGGGGACTTCTATGACATCGGAAGGGATATCCGACGCATTGATTCCAGGAACATAAACACCACAGGTACTTGCGCTAAACAAAACATTGAACGCGTTCATTCAATAGCCCTTTGCAAAATAATTCACGCTCCATCCTGCCAGCACCTGACCGGAAAAACTCCGAACCTTCAGGCGGCAGCCCTGTTTGGTCCCGCTGCCCATGACCAGGATGACCATCGCTCCGTCGCCACCCACATGGGTGGCCACGAGTGAAGAAAAAGACGTCGGAAACGAAATCGGAAAGGTGACAAAAACCTCCCCGTTGGCATCTGTCGTACCGTAACCCCATTGATCGATATTGCCGCTGGCGTACTTCTGGTAACCGGGGTTGCCGGTCATACCTGAGAACAACGGCGAATATCTCAGGCTGATCGTGCCACCTGCCAGACGCCATTGATTGTCCAGTTTGATGAACTCCGCCGTATCTCCCAGACCCAGAATAATCGGTCCGGTCGCCCCGTTGGATAGCTTGATGATGTCTGCACCGCCAGCAGTCGTTACTGTCAGCGCTCCCGACCCGGCATTGATGACATGCAGGGTGCTCGCATGCGCAATTCCGGTGGTCGCAGGTAACGTCGTCGTTATCGGTGCGGCACTGGAGAAGCTGGCAACGCCCCCCACATTGGACGTTGTCAGCGCAGTACCCACGCCATAAGACGCAAAACCTGAATATTGCAGCCCGCTACGGGTTACAAACTCAGTTGTTGCGACGGTATTGTCATTGTCGAACTGCGGGGCAGTGACAAACAGACCGTTGCCCCGCAATGCTGTAAGAAGCTGATTATTGATCCCTTCAGCAGGGGTTATTCCAGCGGCCTGGATAACACTTACTACTTCCTGGGTTATTCCATTACCCCAACTCGCCGGAATTAAAGACCCAGGCGTACCCGTCACAGGGTCTTCATCGACAAACTTTCCATTCACCAACCCGGCGCTGGGCACACTTCCTGGATAATCCATTGCACTTTTCCTTGTGTAGATCTCAGGCTTGTTCCGCCGAGCCTGGCACAACAGGCCAGGTGATCTCACTGGGGAAACCGACCTGTTGTTCGATGCGATTCAACTCCACGCTGTAGAGTTTCCATTCCAGCAATTGCAGCTGCTCTTCATGACTGGCATCGCCGATATCTTCGGCGTATTGAAGCGGGGCTATACGCAGGACTGCCTCACGAAGTAGCGCGTCTCGTTTGGTGAACACCTGATTCCTGACATCCGCCAACCGCGCCTGGTCGTCCAACTCCCAGGTGTTATCACGCCAGACATAAAACTCACCCGGCCATGGAACCGTGGTAAAGGCGTCAGGCAATTCCCCAAGTTCACTCCAGATCTGCTGAGCCCCGCCCTCTTTGCGATACACCAGACCGCGCCGGTCGATGACTTCGCGCGGGACATTTTTGACCAGTACCCAAGTACGGCCCTGTTCCGGAGGCGGCAATTCAAATGAAAGTTCAACGGCATTACTGGGCAGTTGAATACCGATTCCCGGCGTCACGAAGAACTCCACCGGCCCCGACAAGGCGCCCGAGTTATCAATCAGATAATTAAACATGGACACCTCAGATAAGTTTGATACGGCCGGGAAAGGCGATGTTGCGTGGGCGAGTCTCTGATCCGCCGGCAAATCCGGTAGCACCGGCTTGCCAAAGTGAGTAGTTGTTGGAGCCGCCGCCCATCATCTGTGTGCCGAAGGAACCGGCACCCGGCGTTGAGTGGTTGTGAGACTCGATTTGGCCGGCCTGCCAGCTACCCGCCGCACGGCTTGCATCTACCGCACGCAACTCATCAAGAACTCGCACAAACTCACCACGGGCCTCTGGGCTACGGAAGGTCGTGGCGCCGTCGCCCGAGGTCCACATACCCTCTTTACCCGCGCGCAACGCTTCGGTGGTGAGCATCCCCGACGCCTGCGCGTGATCCCAAACCCACGGCCACTCGGTACGATTGAACAGAGATCCATTGAGCGCACCATATCCACCCGGCATCACCGTCGAAGAGGTCTCAAAAACTGCCCGTCCCAGCGTCGTACCGTCATACCGCCCAACAGGCCACCAGCTACCCGAGGCATCACTGCGCAGATGCCACCAATCGCCCGCCCCCATCAACACCAAAAACGGATAGCCACCCGCTCTCAGATGGGTGTGAAACTTGATGGAATCTGTGTCCGAACAGCGAACGACCAACCGATTACCAGTGTTATCCACCCGTCGCACGATCACATCACGAATCCCCAAACCGGTGTTGGCCACTGGCAGGGTAACGGTGGTGGCCCCAGGGTTTGCATCAATCAGCACCAGACCGAGCTCTTCCGGCGTCAGCAGCTTCGATGCCGCTAGCCGGGTCACCACCGGACGCATCGGACTGCTCACACCGATAATCGCCTGAATCGCCTTCAACAACTGCCCCGTGTCCGCCTCCAACGGCGCCATCCCGGCGCCAGCCACCACACTCAAAATCTCCTGCGTAACGGCATTGCCCCACACCGCCGGAATCAACGACCCAGGCGAACCGGTCACCGGATTTTCATCGACAAACTTCCCATTCACCAACCCGGCGCTGGGCACACTCTTTGGATAATCCATTCCTCTACTCCTTAGTCATAATTGATGTGCACCGTGGTATGCGCCGGTGCGCTGCGATGGATCTGGCATTCCAGGGCCGAGCCCGGGTTCATGCCGAAGCGTTCGCCCCAGTAGCTGGCGCCGAAACGTCGGCCCAGCAGCAGGCGGCCACCGGTGTTGAGCGTCCACATGAAATGCGCCTGCCATGTTCCGAAGTGCGCCTGGCCAAACCGGGCCCGTCCCATTCGCGGGACTTCAAGCTCGGTGATGGTGGCGTTCGGATAACCCTGGCTCTTGGCGATCTCGACGTAGTAGCTGATGGCCTGGCTGCCAACAGCGAGCAGTCGCCGGCGTACGGCGAGGCGGCGGTCGTCGAACAGTGGCGTCGCGCCCAGGCACGGGTCGGGCAGGTTCATCACCCGCTCCCAGTCCGGCACCAGTTCACTGACGCCAGCCGGGTCCATTTCGTTGAGCAGGTCAGCGGCGCGAGCGTCGAGGCGGGCCAGTTCCTGGGCGACGCCTTCAAGGACTTCTTCGAGTTCCGGGACCCGCTCCGGGTCCCACGCGGGACCGCTGGGTAGCAGGCTGCGCAGTTGGGCCTGGTATTGCGCGGCGGTTCTGATTACTGCCATACGCAACCTCCGAAGGTCAGCAACTGGTTGCTCTCGGCTTCGACGTCCGCGGTAGGTGACTGGAGATCGTGATCACTTTCGCCGGTCGCGCTGCTGATGGCTTCACGGATGTGACTTACCAGCAGAGTGTCGCCCAAGCCGCCTTCGCGGTTATGCAGATCGCGCAGTTGCGCCTCAACGGCGGCGCGCACGGCCGTGGTGTCGGGCTTCAGGCTCAGTCGGTAGGTCACCGGCACTTGTACCG